AGCCGATTTCTCAACGTTTCATATTATTAAACTAGAGACATTAGAAATCATTGGAGAATATCAAGGCAAGCCAACTCCCGATATGTTTGCTGTAATGTTGAACCAAGTAGGACGAGAGTTTGGTAATGCTATGATGGTTGTTGAGAATAATAATATTGGTTACACAGTGTTGGATAAATTAACAGAGTTCGGATATCCTAATATTTATTTCTCTATTAAATCAACTCATGAATATGTGGAACAACACATTGCTGAACATAGTACAACGGCCGTGGCTGGTTTTTCTACAACCATGAAGACACGACCTCTGATTGTGGCGAAATTAGAGGAGTTTATAAGAAATAAACTAATTAAGATATACTCTACGCGAACTGTTAATGAATTTACAACTTTTATTTGGAGGAATGGTAAGCCGCAAGCAATGAAGAGTTACAATGATGATCTAATCATGGCTCTTGCGATTGCATGTTGGGTCAGAGACACCGCCATTCAATCAAATTCTAGATCGTTAAATTACCAGAAAGCGTTCGTAGATGCAATCTATACCGTAAAAACAACTATGAATACTCAAATAAAAGGTCAAGATGGGTACAAACAAGGGAACACAACTGATATAATGTCTGAAGCTAAGTCCTATTGGGATCAATATAAATGGATTATAAAGTGAGAAAATAATGGCACCACCTAAAAGAAACAACGGAAGAAACAACGGAAGAAACCCAGCGAACAGTGATACTGATTTATTCAAAGCACTAACTAGGCTTTTTTCTGGACCAATAATTAACTATCGTTCGCAGACCGGAAGACGCATTCGCCGGCAGCATTTGGATAAGTTTTCATCACGCTTTAAATCAGTGTCAGGTCAACAGTTTAAGAAGTCACAGTACAACCCTCTTGATACGATTGCCTCAAATGCTATTCAAAGCCAACGTCGATCAGAGCGCTATGTCGATTTCGATCAGATGGAGTACATGCCAGAGATCGCATCTACCATGGATATTTATGCAGATGAGATGACAACATATTCTGAATTGCGCCCAATGCTTAATATTAAGTCGGCAAATGAAGAAATTAAAGCTGTCTTGACTATCCTTTATGAACAAATTCTTAACGTGCAATACAATTTGTTTGGCTGGAGCCGCACCATGTGTAAATATGGTGACTTCTTTTTATATTTAGATATCGATGATAACTACGGTGTTAAGTCGGTTATCGCTCTTCCTCCGATGGAGATCGAAAGACTCGAAGGTCAAGACTCAACTAACCCTAACTATGTCCAATATCAATGGAACTCTGCCGGTATGACTTTTGAGAACTGGCAGGTTGCACACTTCCGCATCCTTGGCAATGACAAATATGCCCCTTACGGAACTTCGATTCTCGAACCAGCACGCCGCATCTGGCGACAGCTTACACTTATGGAAGACGCCATGATGGCTTATCGTGTTGTGCGTTCGTCTGAACGTCGTGTTTTTAAGATTGATGTAGGTGCAGTCCCACCCAATGAAGTTGAGCAATATATGGAAAAAGTAGTTACTCAACTTAAACGACACTCGGTGGTGGATGCAAACACTGGTCGTATCGATCTTCGCTACAACCCGATGGCAGTTGAAGAAGACTATTTCATTCCAGTTCGAGCCGGCTCTGTTACAGATATTCAGAACCTTGCCGGAGGGCAAAACATCACACAAATTGATGATATTAAATATCTCCGCGACAAGTTGTTTTCCGCTTTAAAGATTCCTCAATCATATCTTTCTATGGGAGAGGGAGCAGCAGAAGATAAGACAACCCTTGCACAGAAAGATGTTCGTTTTGCCAGAACAATCCAAAGACTACAGCGTGTTATTATCGCAGAGCTAGAAAAGGTTGGCATTATCCATCTTTACACTCTTGGGTTCCGTGGTGATGACTTGTTGAACTTTAAACTTACACTCAATAATCCATCCAAGATTGCAGAACTTCAAGAGCTTGAGCATTGGAAACAAAAGTTTGATATTGCTGGATCAGCTACCGAGGGCTTCTTCTCTCGACGCTGGGTCTCGGAGCATGTATTTGGTATGTCGAACGAAGACTTTCAGCGAAACCAGCGCGAAATGTTTTATGACCGTCAACAAGATGCCTCACTGCAACAAGTTGCTGAGCAGGCCGCCAGTGATGGTTTAGGCGGCGGCTTGGGCGGCGACCTAGGCGGTGGTCTTCTTGATACCGATCTTGACCTAGGCTCAGACGCACCCGGCGCAGGACCCGCTGAGATGGCCCCTGGCGAAGCTGGAGCACCTCCGGGTGGTGAAACCCCTGCCGGCGACGCAGGCGGTGATGATTCCTCTCTCTTGGCCGTCCCACCCGGATCCCGCGGCGATGGCACCCGTCGTTATAAGGGCGGCGCAACGTACACCACAGTAGATCAAGACGGCCGCAAAGCCGGCGCAAGATCGCGCGCTATTGCAGCAGCGGGGAGCAGAGAGAAAGCCAGTTCAACTCATCGAAACACTTTTCCGGGCAAGAGAGATATAGACACTCTGACAGGAATGCACGGTTTAGCAAGTCTTTATGAGCAAGATCAATCTATTTATAAGTTGAAAGAGGACGAAGAAGAGAGTAAACTCTTTGAAATGAATAATTCTATTCGTTTTCTTTTAGAAGGCCTTGAAGAAAAAGAGCTATTAACGGAGCAAGATAATGAAGACAAAACACAACAAAAAGCGTAACACAGCATTTGTTTTTGAAGCATTGATACGCGAAGCCACGGTGGCTATCATAAAAGAAAACCACAAAGTCAAAGACAAGGCCGTTCAAATTATTAAGAAGCATTTTGTCCCAGGTTCATTTTTATATAAAGACCTCCAGAATTATCGGTCCTTGTATGAAAATCAAAATCTTTCAAGAGAACTAGCAGAAAAGATTGTGAAAGAAGCAAAGTTGGCACATAGGGTTATGGACCCTCATGGTCTTTTCCTTAGCCAAAGCGATTTAATTGCAGACGTTAATAAAGAATTGAACCCAGAAGTTTTTAATAATTTTGTACCAAACTATAAAACACTAGCTTCAATTGCTCAAATGTTTTCTGACAAATCTTCTCCTAAACATGCATGCATTCTTGAAAATAATATTATCGCCAATATGACTTTGGCTGAAGATAAACAAGAAACATTAGAGCCAATTGATAACTTGGTGCTTAAATCTTTTGTTGATAAGTTCAATAAAAAATATCAAAATGGCTTGTTGGAAAGCCAAAAGCAACTTTTGAATTATTATATTACATCATTTGCTGACAATGGTGTCGAGTTAAAGATGTTTTTAAATTCAGAAATCATCCAACTTCAAGAAACCCTTACTGATTCGCTTAATTCAGAGGTGATAAGAGAAGATGAAGAATTGAAACAAAAAACGAACCAAGTACTTGAAAAGCTCAGTTCGTTCCACTCTAAAGGAATTGATGAACAAGCTGTCCTGACAATATTAAAAACACAACAACTTGTAGAGGAAATTAAATCTGATGGCAATTAGAGTTACAATCCAGCAGGGCGAACAGTCCTCCGTCGTTACGTTAGAAATGAATATCCGCAAGGCCCTTAATGGAGACTTGATGATCTTTGATCACGGGGATATTGATATTGTAGTGTCAACTACTGGTAACAAGGTTGTAGCTTTTCCAAAAGAAACAATGAATGATTTGGTATATGGTGCTCAAAACCGCTTATTTAAATATCTTCATACCCGAGGTGTGGTTATTCCCGAATCTATTAAAGCTGGTGCATTTTTTGGTTCCTTCGAAGCAGAGTTGTACAAGCCCTTCAAAGAATCACTCAGTTCCGCAAAGCTAGCTTTAGTTAACATATCTGAATTCATCACAGAAGAGCGCCCCTATTTTGAATCCACTGAAGCGATTGTGGCCATGTCAGATGACGAATTAGTACACCCAGATAAGGAAGACTCCACCGAACTTGGTGAAGTTCCACAGCGCGATCAACAGGGTTCTATTAGACCGGGTTATATCCGTAGTCCTTATGCTTTGAACTATCTATATACAGTATAGAGATAAAGGATTTTAAGATGAAATTAATATTGGAGCGTTGGGACAACTTTCTTAATGAAGCTTTTGAAGCTTGTGAAACACCCTTTAAAGTGGGTGATTTAAAGTTGGCTACTGATATTGTCAAATATTTAGATGACCAAGAAGCGGCTAATGAACGGCTAGAACAATTAGCAAAATCTCCATTTAAACGATTTCTAAACAATGCCAAGACATTAGCAGTACCAATAGCTAAAATGGGTTTTTGGGCTGGTACCGTCGCGACTGGTGTAGCTGGCCCCGCCGTCGCCGCGGCAAGCAGCGCCGTGATGGCTCATGACGCCGGCGAGCTATTGGGTCAAGTTTTTATGCTCGGCAGCAGGAACGAAGAGAACGAGAGTATCAAAGAATTTTTACTTACCTTTTG